TCAAGAGCAGAGAGAGCAAGAAAGGATCCAGAATATTTTCAAAAATTAGTGCAGCAACAGATTGACGCTGCACATAATCAACCAAAGGCAGGATCAACCAAGGTTCAAGATCTTGACGATGCAGGATTAGGTGAGGATGATACTAAAAAGAACGTAGATAAGAAACTAGAGGATGATTTTGAAATAGATCCTAAGATGAAAAAAGCATTTGGTGATGCATTAGCACTACCCGCCAAATCTGCTGCTGTTGCGTTGATTGATCTATTAGAGAAGATTCCTGCACCAAGTAAAGAGGCATCTAAGATCCTTAACAGGAACATGACTAAGATTGCAAACGCATTCAAGTTAGGTGCAGCTAGCACAGAGGTTGCAAATGATGAAGAGGATAATGATGATGAGGAAAATGATGAGAAGAGACCTACCTTACTACAAGCACTGATAGGTAAAGCACTTGATAAGTTTGGTGGTGGCGGTGGTAGTAAAGAGGGTGAATCTAGCGAACCCGCAGGACAAATAAGTGGATCTAGTCCATCACAACCACTATTGTCTGCTGCAGGAGATCCTACTACAGGAAAGAGAGCACCATACACAGGAACTGCTGATGGTATAGGTCTTGGTGACGGTTCATCGGGTAGTAGAGCAATGCAACCCATTAAGAAACGTAAAGGTCTTGCTAAAAAATTATTTGGTATGACACCTCTAGGTATGGCATTCAATGCAGGGGGCAAAATGCTCAAAGGTGCAAAGGGGTTAGCAGGCAAAGTGATGGGTATGAAAGATGGAGCAAAGAACCTAGCTAAGAAAGCATTTATGGCAACACCCATGGGTATGGGTTTGAAACTTGGTATGAAAGCATTTGGTGGTATAAAGAACATATTCAGTCCACCAGATTCACCACAACAGAGTTTGACAGAATTGACAGACCAAACAATCAAAGAGAACAGAGAAGCATCAGATACTAAAACCAAAAAAGCTATCGAGACTGCCTCTGGAACTGCTGATGCATTCGCATCAGGAACTGGTGCTAGTGGAAATACCACCTATCAACAGGAGGGTGGAGAACTTGCTCAACCTAACATTGAAGAGTCACCTTTCATCAACGTATACAATATCACGTCGCAATTCTAATGTCAGTTAATACTAAATCAAATTTTCAATTAATTAATTTTAGGATTGCGGATTTTCCTCCACTAGGTCCTAATCAGATTCTATTCCTTAGATATACTGAGGACATACAATCTGCTACTATGTTAATGGAGGTGCAAGTTACCGACAGTGAGACGGGTTTCTTATCAGAAGTATCAGGTATGGAGAATGTATTCATACAAATAGGTGATAGTGAAGGTGAGACAGAGATAGGTGGCGATTTTGTAATATATGACGTGCAAGATAGAAAGAATATAGGTGGAAAATCATCTGCTGTGTTGATGTTATGTAAGGTTGATTTTTTAAACAATGCTGCTAACAAAATATCACGTAGATTTGGAAAAGGTGGTGGTAAAACTATAGATGAAATTGTAAAGGATGAAATACTAGGTGGTTTGTTGGGTGTGCCAGAAACAAGAATGAGAAATTTTGAACCAACAATTAACACCTTTTCTTTTGTATCACCATATTGGAATCCATTTACTGCAATTAGATGGTTATCATCTAGAGCAATACCAGCTTCAAAAGGTAGTGGTAAAGCAGCAACAGCAGGATATGCATTCTATGAGACAAGATCTGGATACAATTTTGTATCTTATGATTTCTTTGCCAAACAACAACCCGTAACACGCATGGTTGTTGGTCATGATAAGTCAGAGTTAGAAGATGAGGATGATCTAGGCATCACTGCTGTAGATAAAGTTACAATAGAATCGTCAGTAGATTTATTCAAAGGTTTAAATTATGGATCATATTCTAGTAATGTAATGACACTTGATCTTGCGAACATGAAATTTGAACAATATCCTTTTAGCATCAATAAATATTACAAGGATGTTAGTGTAATGAACTCCCGTGAGGTACCAGAGTTTTATAAAGGATTTGACAACACTGCAACATACACCAGAATTATGACAAAAATTTCAGACTCTGCATTGTTTACAGAGGGAGAATATACACAGGGATATACAAAACAACTTTCACAATCCAGTTTAAGGGAAAAATTATTTTACAATAAAAAAGTCACAGTAGAATTAGTATCCGATTATTCATTAGAAATTGGCGAGGTTGTTCAGTTAGATGTATACAAAGGTAGCAGTGATAGAGTTCAAGATTATGCAAATTCTGGTAAATATGTTATTGGAAAGGTGGAGAGGACGTTTAAATCTAGTGAGGATAAAATGTCAACTAAACTTACCTTGTTTACTGACTCGGATGGTAAAAAAACATGATGAATGAAGGATTTGCCAATTTTATAGGGAAAGATGGGTTTAACTGGTGGGTTGGACAGGTAGAAAATGATGGTGGAAAATTTTGGAATGCTGAGTTGAATGATGGTGAGGGAGATTTCGACTACTCTGACACTGATTGGACTAATAAAGTTAAAGTTAGAATCATAGGATATCATAATCCAAGCAGAAAAGAATTGCCTACAGTTGATTTACCATGGGCACAAGTATTGATGCCTGCTATCTATGGAATGAGGTCTGGTATTGGATCTATACAACAGTTGCAGATTAACAGTTGGGTTGTAGGATTCTTCATGGATGGTGCATCTGCACAGATTCCAATAGTTATGGGTTCTATCGCTGATGAAAACCCAATAAGTGCTTATGGTGCAAAAGGTGGTGATGAGAAGGGGTTTGCACAGTTAAATAGTCCATTCTTTAAAAAGAAAGATCATGGTGAGCAAGGCAGTTCTTCGGCAAATACTGCAAATACTGTTGATACCGACGAAGATACGGGACATGATAAGAAAGCAGAAAACAACGAGGGTCATAAAAACGAAGAGGGCACAACTACCACAAAAAATGAACGAGGACCTGCAAAAGAGGCAAGTGAGAAGCAGGATATAGCAACAGATAAACAAAAGGTAACAGTTCACGTAGGAAACGGTAAGTGCGGTAGTGAGACTGCTGCAAAGTTAGAAGCACCCATGGCAGAGTTTATGAAATTTGTTCGTGGTGTAGAAAAGAATGACATAGACCAGTTCATTAGTAAAGCAACTGGAAAAGTTGTTGACATGGAGTATGAAATTAATATAGTGCAGCAACGCATACAAAAGAAACTTACTGGACTAACTGCTAACATCAAGGGCGTGGTCATGGAAGAGACTAACAAACTTGTAAAAGAGGGACTTGCTGATCTTAGTATTCCTGATCCAGAGTTAGATGTTGCAGTTAGAGAACAACTTACAAGTGTAGGTGATTTAGTATCATGTTTGTTTAAGCAAGCAATAGGAGAGTTGGGTGATTTCATTAAAGGTATGCTCAAAGATCTAGTAGAAAATGTATTAGACACTGCATTGTGTATGGTTCAAAACATGCTCGGTGAGATTATGAAGAAATTGATGGACAATATCACGGGTGCATTGGGTGTATTGAAAGGTGTGACGGGTGCTATCAAGAGTTCTACTGAAAGGATACAGAATTTAACCAATAAGGTAGGAGATTTTATAGATCTATTTTGCGATGGACAACTATCATGTTCTATTGGTGCATCTGTATTTGATACTGGTATTGGTGCAAAGGCAAAAGGATTAGAGAAAGCAGCAAAAGAAATAGCACAGTATAAGGTAAAACCACCAAACGCTATATCAATTATAGGTAAGGGTATACCGAAGAATGGTTTTGTGCCTGCTGTAGATAGAAATGGCGTTAAGAAAGTTTTTGACTCAACAAGTGGTGCACTTGTAGACTTGAACAGTGCAGCGGGTCTTGCAACTGGAATATCTCTCAAGAATTTTGATACGAGAGGACCTTTAGAAAAATTCGAGGGCGTTAACTTCTATGACTCCACAGGTAAGATATCAAGTGCAGCAGTCAACTGTAACAGCAGTAACTTGAATAAGAAACCATGCTTCCCAGAGATGGTATTTGACAATCTACAATCAACAAGTCCTATAAAGGCATTACCAATAATAGATGACATTGGACAGATACTTGGTGTGATGATGAATAAAAAGGGATCTGGCGTCAATGCAGAAGCGTCAGTCAAAGCACAGTTTACATGTAATGAACCAGAGGGTAGTGGTGCACAGTTTAAAACTAATATTGAAAATGGTGTCATTGATTCTATAGAGGTTGTAAAACCTGGCATAGGATATGGGTTTGATCCTGCTGATATATTCTGCCCTAAAGAACAGTATGGTGTATTAGTTGATAAGATTGGTTTACAAGAACATCTTAACAATGGTGAATATGTAGAGCATGCGATAGTAGGTAGTCCTGATATCTTACAAGTTGTTGATGTAGATTATGATGAGGAACATATACTGTTGGCAACAATAGATCCATCGTTCAATCCACAATTAGAAGTTGGTATGCAATTAAGAACCAAATCCAAACATGAGTTTATATTGAACTTTGATGGCAAGTTCCCCACTCTAGTCATACCACAGGATGCAAAAGCATTATACTCAGGATGTAGTGACATAATTCCCAAAGTAGATAAGATAAGCGTGATAAACGTTGGAGAAAACTATGTTGATCCTATCATAACAATTGGAAGCGGAGATAAGAAGAAAAAGATTGGAACTGCAACAACAGATTCTAAAGGTAGACTGGTATCGGCAACTGTAACAGAACCAGTTTTAGGTTTTGTTAAACCTGTAGTAGAGGATGCATCTGGAAATGGAGCACAATTAAGTGTTGTGTATGCATATACAAGTCCTAGAGAACTCAGAGAGAACAATATCTTGCCACTCAAACAATATATTGACTGTGTGGGGCATCCTATGATAAAATCTATTATAGAAGATGAGGAAGACTCTTTGGTAGATAATCAGTTTAATTTAATTGATAGCACACTTGATGACTCAACAGATACAAATACTACTGTTGCAATTCAGACACAGCAAACTCTCGTCGATCCTGTTACCACACCTGTAAATCCTGACACAGGAACACAGCAACAACAACAAGAGCAGCAAACTTATACACCACCATCATCACCACCACCAAGTTCACCGCCATCATCACCACCACCACAAAACAACCCACCTAATCAAGGTGGTTACGGAGGTTACTAATGTCAGTCACACCATTTTCGGGTGGCACTAACGAAGAAAACGAGTCACCAAAAGTAAAAATTAAATATCCATACAACTGGGTTCAGTCAACATCTGCAGGACATATGTTCGAGATGAATAACACTGAGGACGGTGAGTATATACGTTTGCTCAATGCAAATGGTAACTTTCTTAACTTAGATGAGAAGAATAATAACAACTTAGTTTCGTATAATGATACATATATTCTGTCAGACCATAACCTTGTTATAAAAATAGGCAAGGACGTCAAGGAAGACAGAATGGCACTGCATGTTATTGGTGATGTCAACATTTATGTTGAGGGTGATATGCATAGTGAAGTTGAGGGTGATAGATTTGACAGAGTAAATGGCAACTACCAGATGCAAGTCGGTGGTGTATGCACTATTCAGTCAGATGAAAACATGGCAATACAATCCAAGAACGAAATGAAATTGGAGTCTAATGCCTTCACCAACAAAACAACCTTCCTACTTAATGACTTGAGCGAAGGTGGTTCCGTAAAGGAATTTATTAGAGGTAATTATGAAGTTAAGATACTAAAAGAAACATCTACATTTTCCGTCAGTAGTGATGGTGATGTTCGTATAAGGGCAGATGGATGTCGATACGAAAAAATTGGTGGTAACTTCCTTACACAGGTAGTAGGTAAAATCAAAACACAGGTAGGTGGTGCTTCTATATCATGTATCAATGGAGGTGCATTCGAGGGAATGATCTCCACACCTGATAGTGATGCTTATAAAATAGAGGTGGGTGGCGATGCAAGATTCATTGCTACAAACATATACTTGAATTGATTGTAGATTTCAATTAACACACATGACACAACACCATATGTCAGTAAGTAAGCAAGAAGCACAATTTTTAAAAAACATTCTTGCAAAACATTTAGACGATTTCGTCGAGGAATTGGTAAGAGAGGATAAAACAGAAAATGCCATGCAACACATGAAAGACAACAGGGAGACTGGAATGATACTGCTAGATAAGACAGCAGAAATTATTAGAAGAGCATCAAGATCAGAATCTTCTACATTTTTTTAATGATAAATAACTTGGAAGGAAACTAATAGACAATGAGCACACTAACCATACATGATCTGCAAGGTTTCAGCACTTATTCAAATCAAGTGCGAGTTCCTAGTGGTCATCGTCTACAGATAGATGGAACAATAAAGTTGCCTTCATGGACAACTTCAACAAGACCTACTGCTGTTGAGGGTCTCATTGGCATCAATACAACAGAGAAACAATTGGAAGCGTATGTTGATGGTGCGTGGGTAAAAGTAGCAGGCGGTGGAGTCCAAGGATTATCTGCTGCAGATCCAGTAGTAGATATCACTACATGGTTAGGAACTAATCCTGTTGATGGGGATTACTGGTTCAAACCAACTGGATTTTCTGGTAATGCTATACAAACATACGTTAATACATCACAAGCTCCTGCATCTAGTGCATATGTTCAGATTGCAAGAGGTAGAGAGTCAACAAACTGGTGGCAGACAGCAGGACAAAATTTTGCATCAGGTGGATTGACAAGCACATTTCTTACTCAGAATACACCTATATCTGTAGCACCTAACGATTTTTGTAGCACACTCTGTAGTTTTAACTGGGCACAAGCTAGGTTTCTATGTAACAGAAGAAATAGAGGAGACTCATGGTATTTTGAGGGTGGCACATCAACCAGTTGGTCATGGACATATTTCCAACAAAGTGCGTCAAGTGTAAACGCTAGTGCTGTTCAGAGTAGTGGATTCTTTAGATCTGGTAGCACATTGATGAACTGGGGTCAAGGCAATCGTTGGACAGATACGTTAAACTATGGTGGTGGTAACAACTGTGACCGCACATTTATGTGGTCATGGGGTGGACACGGACCTTACCAAGGATGGTCTGGTGGATCCTCCTGTAACCCAAGTGGCGGTTTTACCAATGGTAACGAGGGTCACGCAATTCAGCTTGTAAACGTTTACATGCTTGTTCAATAACATTATTTTTACATTATGATTACTGATGTTCTTCCGTTGTTCGCAGACAACCTTGTTTGCAGCAACCTATCGCTTGATGTTCAAGCACTAATTAAATTATTACAGAGAGATATAGTTAAAGATCCCAATAGAGAGTTCTACCTAACAAAATCTCACGAACTTCATACGTTAGACGAATATAATTTCATATCTAAACCTATATTAGAGCAAGTCAAGACAATATTTGACAGCATATATGAATATAAAGATGTGGAACCATATTTTACACAAATGTGGGGAACTTCTTGTGGTTATGGACAGAAGATACATTCGCACACACATCCCAACTCATTCATGTCAGGTGTATTCTATCCACAAGCTAGTCAAGCACCAATAAGATTTCATACTACACCTAGAACTATAGTTCCTGCTGTCAAGTTTAGTAACATATGTAACTCGACCAGTCATGTGTTAAATCCCATGGAAAATACTATGTTGCTGTTTCCATCTACATTACAACATGAGACTGCAACTAATTTCCAAGACGACCCAAGATATTCTGTATCATTCAATATATTCCTTAAAGGAAAAATTGGTAACGAACCACTAAGCATCTTGCACATTTGATTTTAATGTGCTACAATATTTTCATACCTATTGCATGACCAAATGTTTTACAACGAAGAAGAACACCTAGAGAAGGTCATAGTTGACATTCCCAGAAGATCCTTTACACTAATAAGTGATAATGGTGACACTAAACTCATTGAATGTAATGCAGAACAATTCATGAGAGTTCTTGATGTCGTCCGTAACATGCTAACAACTGAAGAAGTAACTTACGTCTAATGTCTTACAATCACACATACGCACAAATCAAAGATATCCTTAAATCTAACCCTAAAATTAGTAAGGATATGATGCTCAAAGTAGCACAACTAGCGATCCTTGAAACTTTAGGTGAAACACAAAAACCAAAGGTAGAAATTACTTGGGATAGTAAACTGGGTGAGGATTTGGATTTAGACAGTTTATCAATGGTAGAACTTGTCATGTTCTTAGAAGAATGTTTTGGCATTGAAATACCTGACGAGGAAGCAGGAAACATAGTTACTGTTGGTGATGCATGCACTGTAATTAAAAAATGTAAGGCACAGAAAGGTAAGAAGAAAACTATTAACGCTGCTAAGTATAAGAGCAAACAAACTACAGTTCCACATCCCGATAGTCCTCTCATGTCAAAACCGCCAGGTCAATACATTGGCAGTGATTTGTCTAGCAAGGAAACAAAAGAAGCATTGGAAAGACTGCATGATGACATCAGGGATTCAGATACACAAGAATTATCTTAAATATTATACATTTACAGAACTGAAAAACATCATCACTGATAAAAATTTTCGGTGGTATTTTCGGCAATCTAAGGGCGAACCAGAACAATATAACAACCTACTATATTATGACCATGAATTTTCTGAAGACGTAACACCTAAATTGAAACGCATATTATCGTCAATATGCATTCAATTAAATGCTATTGCTGTGCTTAGGATAAACATAAACTCTACTCCTAGAAATGCACCAGAACAAACATGGCATACTGATTGGGTTTTATCTACACCAAGCAAGACATGTGTGCTATACTTAAATGATAATGATGGTTACACTGAATTTAAAGATGAAAAAGTTGAGAGTGTAGCAAATACCGCTGTTATATTTGATACTGATATTGAACACAGAGGTGTTCCTCCTACTAACGTAGATCGACGATTAGTTCTTAACATAAATTATTTTGAGAAATGAAGAAAACTTTTAGTGAATGGTTTGAAGGTGAGTTTGACAACTGGACACAGGCAGCGTCGAATCCTACAAAATGGGCACATATAATAGTAAAGCATGAAAAGATAGGTATGGATATGTTTCATACCACATCACGCTACAGTTATATGGACAAACCATACAGAGAACAGACTGTAGAGATAACAGAACCACATGTTCTCGGTGCAAACGTTCCTATTATAATAGTAAAAAATCCTGCATGTGATATGGTGTTTTCATTTGTTGAGGGTGGTAACTATTGGGAAGGTGTGTCAGAACCAGAGTGCACATATAAAAATAAACCATTAGAAAGTCAAGCACGATTATATCATAATGAATACCACACATGGGATAGAGGATATTGGGAAGGAGCAGAAGGATTCTTTACGTTCAAAAAGAAAGTATAAATAGACTTGATAGTATTACTGTAAGCATGTAGTGGCAACTCGTAAGATATCTGACCTTACATTATTAGGAGCAGGACAAGTATCATCATCTGATACACTGCTGTTACTAGATAACTCAGACCCAACCGATCAAAATAAAAGATCTGCAGTAGGAAGTATTTTTACTGCTGTTCCCTCTGGAACATTTACTACACCTGGCATTCGTTTTGAAGGTAAAACTGCGACTGGTGTGTTTTCTGAAACACAGGGACAGGTTGGTCTTGCAATGGGAAATGCTCGACTTAACTTAGAAAAAGTCGGAACTACTCTTAACATACAGGCAAAAGATGATGCTGACCAGAATTTAGACTTCAAGATATCTGCACAGGGAACTGGTAAGATAACTCTAGGTTCAGTTTTAGCAATCAATGACTTGAACTTTGTGATACCTAACTCTGTCGATGACACTAAGATAGCAAAGTTTAATGTAGCAAACCTGACAGCGGGTTTGACAAACGTGTATTCATTCCCATCTAACGAGGGATTGACTAACACAACTGATGAACTGGTAACACTCAAGGCAACACAAACTCTTGAGAACAAAACTATTGTATCTCCA